ATTATTATTTAAGCAACCTAAAAAAACGATTCCAAACAATGAAATGTATGGAACCACTACTGGTTCGTTTTCAGTGCCTACAGGTTCAACATTTTATTATATAGCAGACCCTGCCGCAAGTGGAGTTCGTGCGTTATCATATTATAGAACATTATTAGCAACAACTGATTCACCAACAATATTTTCATCATCATTAGACATTCACTATGCTAATATAGGATATTATCCATTCCAGCAACCAGTAGTAAACGGACAATGTCAAGATGGTGTATATAATAGGTATTGGGCATATTACATCAACTCATTATATGACATAGATGCGCGTTTACTAACGTGTAATGTTGTATTAAATCCCGCGGACATAAAAGACATCAAACTCAATGATAAGATTTTTATAGACGGACATTTATACAGAATAAATAAAATACAAGGTGCTAACCTGATTCAACAACAATCAACACAAGTTGAATTAATTAAATTACCTACTCGCACTCAACCATTTACAGGCAGAAGAAGAATACCAACTGGTATAGGTGCTCAAGATTATGTTGATGTAATCATTAATGGATTCAGTGACAATGGTTCAGTTAGTTATGTTAAATATGATGACGGAACAGCTGTTACTGATGCTGGAGTATTAAGTTTTGCTTCTACATTAGATTATTTTGAGGAATATAGTAGTGAGGTAAGTTGGAATACACAACAACCAACCAATATAAATCCTAATGTAATTGTATTAGGTAATACTAAATACAACGAAACACAAACTAATGTTATTGTAGTAGGTTCAGGCAATACCATACCTGATAACCTATACGGCACAAGCATATTTGGAGACAATAACGAGATTAATTTAACAGCACCTACATCATCATTAGTAGCTCAAGACTTTGAAATTGCTAATAATGTGATAATGGCAAGTAATGCGTCTATAGTTGATTCTAACGGTATAGTATTAATTCAACCTTCGGGTTCACGTACTATATCGAATTCACAAAATAGCGTGTTAGTAAACCCAATAAACGACATTACTGAAGCTGACCCAACAGGTTCAGTATATACAGGTAATTTAATTAACCAAGGTACTGCTGATTTTAAAGATGGTGCTGAAATGACTGGTTCAGTAAATATTACAGGTTCGTTTTGTGTTAATGGAGTATGTTTCCCATTCCCAACAGGTAGTTCAGGAACAGGTAGTGCTGTAAATTTTAATTTTGCCTTTGGAACCGACCCATCAGCAACTACATTTGTAACAATACCTAGTGCTATAGGTTCTAATAGAACATTTGCTTTAGAATATGCTTTAACTTCAGGTTCAATATCAATTAATGCTGGACAATTACAAGTATCAGCCGACGGAACAGCAGCTGTAGTTGAAGCTATTGTTCAACGTAATTTAGCAGGTGCCCCAACAGCTTCATTTACAGCAACATATGCTGCTTCAGCATTAGATGTAAAAGCAACATTTTTAGGTGATAACTATATTATTTCAGGTTCATATATTCCTCTTAAGGATTTATATTCTGGAGGAGGAACTAGTGGTACAACTATTAATACAGGTTCATTTGCTACTACTGGTTCTAATACGTTTATAGGCAACCAAACAATAACAGGTAGTTTAAATATTACTGGTTCCTCAACATATAATAATAATCCTATTGATATGTTAGGACAATGGAATCAAATTTATCAACCTATGAGTTATACATTTGTTCCTCCTACAAGTTCAATAAGTGATTATTATATTTCTGCTTCTGGAAACCATAATATAGATTTAACAACTTTTCCAGCAGGTGTGTCTTGTAGTGTAAATGTTTATTGGTGTCCTGACCAATTACCATCATCAAGTGTTACCGCATTAGCAATTACTATTCCTACTGGAAGTGGTAATATTATTAGTTATAGAACTTTAGTAAGTGCTTCTAATTCAACTTATTATTTTACATCACAAACTAATATTCCTACAAATTCTCGAAGTAGAACTACTTCAGGTTTATTGGGACGCATTTGGTATCCAGTTGCAGGTAGTGTATCAGGTAATGCTTTTCATAATATGGTAAAAAACCAAAATGGAGAAAGTACATTTGTAATTCTTAACTTATTAAATAGTGGTGGTTTTTTATTTCAATTAACAGGTAGTTTAGGAACCCCAATAACATAAATTTAACAATAAAATATTTATAAATAGATGGCTGATAGAACCATAAAAATAAACATACGAACAGACGCTGAACAAGCTTTAGTGACTGTTGAGGACTTAAAAAAAGAGTTAAAATCGTTAAAATCACAATTTGAAGGTGAAACGATTGGAACTCAAGCCTTTAATAACTTAGGCACCCAAATTAAAAGTGTATCAAAAGAAATAAAGGATGTTAATAATCAAGTTAAGAGTTTAGATAGCAACCAACGCACAGCAGCATTAGTTGATACATTTAGAGGTTTAGTAGGTGCTGTAGGTGCTGTTAGTTCAGCATTTGTAGCATTTGGTGCTGATGCTAGTGCTATTGATAATGCTGAAAAGAAATTACTTGGTATAATTGGTGTAGTTCAAGGCGTTGGTGAAGCATCTAAAGGATTAGTTGCTATAAATAAATTAACAGGTGGTTCATTTACTCAATTAGGAGCTACAATCGCTGCTGGTTTTAAAACAGGTGCTACAGGTGCTCAAACATTTAAAGCCGCACTTATATCAACTGGTATAGGAGCACTTATTGTTGCTGTTGGATTTCTTATAGCTAACTTTGATAAATTAGGGTTAAGCACAGAAAGCAATACGGATAAAGCAAATAGGTTAGCTGATGCGAATGATGCTTTAAAAACTTCAATTGACTTAGCAAATGAAAGTATTGATGCTGAAACTGCTTTATTAAAAGCACAAGGAATAGAGTTAAAGAAAATTAATGATATTAAAATCAAAGGTTTAGAAATATCAAACCAACGATTAAAAGCCGCTAATGATGAACTTACCCTTGAAATAGCAAATATTCTTAATTTAGGTGATTTAAATGATGAAATAACTGAACAAGAACAAGAAGCGGCGGATAAATTAGAAGCTGTTAGAACCAAAAATGAAATTAATATTAAGAAAAATAATGTTAATATTTTAAATTTGAAACAAGAGGTTATTAAAGAGCAAAACACACTAGATGATAAAGCTGATACTGAAGCTAAAAAACGTAGGGATGATAGAATAACACAACAAAAAGACGCATCAGCAAAAGAACAAAATGCCATCAAAGATAAAAATGAGGCATTACGAAAATTAGATGAGGCACGAGCAATTGAGGGATTAGATGCTATTACTACTCAATTTGCTAATAATTCATCCAGATTAAAAGAAACACAAACTGATGAATTAAACCAACTTAACTTAACTAATGAAGCAAAAGCTGCTATTAATGAAAAATATAGACTTTTAGCACTTACTAATGAGGAATCACGTATTAAAGCTGTTGATAAATTCAATGAAGATGCTTCAAAAGTAGAAACTGATAGAATAGCAAAGGAAGTAACTGAATTAGCAGAATTTCAAAAAAGAGCTTTTGGTGGTGAAATTAAAGCACTTGGTGAGTTTTATACTGCTCGTGAAAACGAAGTTAAAACACAGTTTGAACAAGGTTTAATCACTCAACAACAATATAACACGCAATTAGACCAACTTGAATTTACTAGATTAAATAATATACTTCAAGCAACTAAGGATGCTGGTGAATCAACTATTGCTGTTGAAAAAGACATACTTGATAAAAAAATAGCATTAAAGGACAAAGATGTTGAAACAACTAAAAAAACAGAGGAGCAGAAAAAAGCACTACAAGATTTAGCATTCGATTCAGCATTATCCTTGATTGGTGATTTACAATCATTAAATGAAATATTTGATAATGATAGTGAGGAAGCATCTAAAAAAGCATTTAATAGAAATAAAAACTTATCTATTGCTGAAGCAATTATTTCAACATACTTAGCAGCACAGAAAGCATATACCTCTCAATTAACATTAACTCCAGATTCACCTATTCGTGCCTCAATAGCTGCTGCTGTTGCTATAGCAAGTGGTTTAGCTAGAGTTGCTGTAATTAAATCTCAAAAGTTTGATGGTGGTGGTTCTACAGGTGGTGGGGGAACAGCAGGTGGTTCAACAGGTAGTAGTAGTGGTGGAAACATACTAAATCCATTTTCTAATGGAGAAGGAGGAACAAATGTATTACCACCTAGATTAGCACCTCCATCTGGTGGTAGTGGGACTCAAGCAGGTAATCAGCAACAAGGACTAGGCAACATACCAATTGTAAAAGCATATGTTTTAGCAGGTGATGTAACTGATGCTCAAGTAGCAAATGAAAAAATTAACCAAAAACGTAAATTTTAAATAATAATATTTATTACAGATGAAAATAGTAGAATTACAAATAGATGAATCATCGCTTTCAGGATTTGAAGCAACAGCGTTTGTTGAAAATCCAGCAATTGAACAAGATTTTATAGCATTCAATAAAGTCAAGATGGCAGAAATGACACATAATGACTATCCCGAAGGTGCTGTTAATGCCGCTAAACGTGGTATTGAATTAAATAAAGAAAACAATATGAAATGTGCTACCCAAGTAGGGAAAGTAAGAGCACAACAACTAGTGAACGGAGAGAAACTGTCACTAGATACTATACAACGTATGCGTTCATTTTTAATCCGTCAAAAGGGCAATTATGAATTAGCAACCAAACGTAAAGATTATAACGCCTGTGGATACATTAGTTATTTACTATGGGGCGGAGAAGCAGCATTACCTTGGGCTGAAAAGAAATTAAGACAATCAGGTATGGAATTTGGTGCTTATGCTGTCTATAATAACGAAGGTTTATTAGAATCATATGCTGGTTTAGAGGATGCTTGTGAATCAGGTTATAAGGCAATTGGATTAAAAGAAAAAGACGGACGTAAAGTTCCTAATTGTGTTCCAGAATCAAATTTTGAGGAAGAATTATTCAATGAAATTCTAACTGATATGATGTTTGAGGCAGGTGTCCCTCATTATACTGCCGATGGTGAGTTATATGAAGGACCATTTCATTTAGCTGAAGGTAAACTAATGACAGGTGCTGTCCATACAGAAGAAAGCGAGTTATTATACCACTATGATGAATTAGAGGAATTTGAAATCAATGTTAACGCATTACCTAATTTTATCAATGAGGCATCATCAGGTAAAAAACGTAATTTTGCTGCTGAATTAGCAGAAAAGCAAATGTTAATAGGACCACTTATGACACCTAATAAATTAATACCTCGTGTTGATGAGGTTACAGGTGAGGAATATCAAGTATTTTTTAGTAAAGATACTATTGAAAAAATTGCTTATAAGATGATGAAGGATGGTTTAGCGGGTTCAGTTAATATTGAACACGATGGTGCTAGCAAGGTTGATGACGTTTATTTAGTTGAAACTTGGTTAGTTAAAGATGATGAAAAAGATAAAGCAACATTATATGGCTTTTCACCTGTTGTAGGTGAATGGTATGGTATATACAAGGTAGGTAACGGACGTGTTTGGAATGAATACATAAAAACAGGTAAAGTAAGAGGATTTAGTGTTGAGGGTTACTTCTACAATAACGTATTAACTAAAAAATAATTAAACAACACAAACAATATATTTATAAACAAATACAAATCAAACAATTATGAACAAAGAACAATTAAAAGAGTTAGTAAAAGCTCACTTTAATTTAGTTGAACATACCCCTAACGTTACTGAAGAAAAATTCGGTATGCTTTATGATGAAAACAAAGCATTCCAAATCAAATTTCCAGGTGACAAATTGAAGGTTGGAGACGAAGTTAAAGTAGTTACTACAGACGGACAAGAGTCCCTCGCTCCTGATGGATACCACAAATTAGAAGATGGTACTACTATTAAAACTGAAGGTTCTTCAGTGGTTGAAATCGAATCATCTGAAGGTAACAAAGAAGAAGAGATGGCTGACGAAAACCCAGGTTTAGCAGCTAAAGAGGATGAAGAAGATGCTTCTAAAAAAGAAGGATTTGCTGGTCCTAAAGACGACATTTCTAATGTTGAAGGAACTACTCCTCAAAACTCTACTACTACTACTGATCCTTCTGTATCTGAATTAACAGGTCCAGTTGACACTGAAGCTAAACAAGAATTAGCTAAAATCAAAGAGGAAATGAAATACATGAAAGATGAAATGAAAGCTATGAAAGCTAAATTTGAAGAAATGGCTAAATCGCCTGCTTCATCTAAAGTTACTATGTCAGCTGATACTAACAAAGAATCATTCTCAAGTGAAAATCTTCAGTCTAAACAAATGAAAGTTATGGCTGAATTAATTAAAAACAAAAACAAATAAACAACAAAACTAAAACAATAAAATTATGTCATTAAACGTATCCGCCCTAGCCGATTTTAACAACCAGATTGCTGGTGAGTTAATTATCAAGATGGTTTATGCTGGTTCAACTATGGAATATATCACTATTCAAGAAGGTGTTAAATTCCAAGAGCCAATTAACCTATTCGAAGTTAGCCTATACATGCAAAACGGTACTTGTGTATCTACAGCATCAGGTTCAGCTACCTTTACTCAACGTACTATCGAGGTTTGTCCTCGTACTTCATTCGATGCTTTGTGCTTGAAAGACTTAGACAAGAAATACTTAGGTATCTCTGCTTTGGCTCCAGGTTCATACAACGAAACCTTCGCTTTAGCTACTCAATACAGTGAGTTGTTAGTAAACCAATTCCAGAAAGCAAACGACCAATTCCTTTGGGCTCAAGTTTCTGGTTCAAACTCTACTTATGGTGGAACTTGTGCTACTAGTGGTTTAGCTACTATTATCAGTTCTTCAACAACAGGTGTTGTTCCAGTATTGATTAACAGTGCTTCTAGTTCAGCTGCTAACATTTTGACTACTATGGATACTATGATTGCTACTTCAAGTGCTGATGTTGCAAACAGAGAAGATTTAACGTTCTTCATGTCAGTTACTTTATTCCGTAACTACTTGACTGGTTTACGTTTAGCTAATAACTATTACTTTGACCCTGCTTCAGTTACTAACCGCTCTGGTTTGTATGAAATGGCTTACCCTTTCCAACCCAACGTAACAGTTGTGGGCACAGTAGGTTTGCAAGGTTTGAATCGTATTTTCTTTGGTCCTGCTAAGCAAATTGTTGCTGGTACTGATTTGTTAAGCGATTTTACAGAATTCCAATTATGGTATGATATTAACACTGACACATTGCGTCACCGTATCTCTACCAAATTAGGAGTTAACATTGCATACCCTGAATTCTGGGTATCTGCTCAATAATTTTTGTTCCACAATTTAAAACTAGAAAGATAATATTATGCCATGCGCAATAACAGCAGGATTTCAACTAGGTTGTCGTGACAACACTGGTGGTATCAAAAACATCTACATCTTATCTGGTTCGATCTCTAGCATTTCAGGATCTCAAGGTTTAATTACCGCGATTACTGGTTCAGGCGTTTTCTATCAATTCCAATTATTCCGTCAAACGTCTAATTTTAGTGAAGAGATAGTTGCTACTCCTGAGAATGGTACAATCGTTTACAACCAAAGTTGTAACGCTGTATTCTTCAAAATGCAAACTGCGACTCGTAACCAAGTAAGAGTATTAGCCCAAAACCCAAACTTATCTATTATTGTTGAAACTAACAATGGTAGTGAAACAGGAGCTGCTCGTTGGTTCTTGATGGGCCAAGTAAACGGAGCTCAGCTATTAAGCGGAACTTCAGCCACAGGAACTGCGTTTTCTGATTTAAACGGCTATAACTTGGTTTTCTCAGGAAACGAACCAAATCCAGCAAGTGAAGTAAGTGGTTCAGCTACTACATTCCTTACCTCATTAAGTGGTATTACAATTACCTCTTATTCAGGTTCAGTTTAATCTAAAAAATAAACCAAAAATGGGGGTTGCGCTTTATTGCGTAACCCCCTACTTGGTTGAAAGTAAACTATGCTCCAACTAAACGTTTCTTCCACAGCGAACTCAAGTGCCGTTTATCCTGACGTAACAGCATCACTTGGCACAACTGAGGTTTTACTTGAATTCACTCAATCTTATGATTATTCTAAAACGGATAATGTTATTGCTACTTTAATTAACACAGTTAGCTTAACTAATCCTTGGTTAGTATTTCAAGTGTCAGGTTCAACATTACCAACTGCTTCAGGACAATATGATGTTAAAATTCATCAATTTACAGGAGAACCTGAGTTATTAACTTGGGCAACACAAAATACATTATGGAACGTTACTGCTCAAACTTGGGATAGTTCAAATGATTTTGTTAAAACACAATTACTATCAACTGAACGAGCATTTATTTCAGGTAGTAATGGAGTATCTACAACCACATATTTATCACCGACAAACGGAGGCACTTATACTACCTATAATTATCCATAATAATGAGTAACAAATATACATTTAAAACTATCCCACGTAACAATACAACTAATGAACGTATTAGTTTAGTTGAACGTAAAAATCAATTCTATATTAGTTTTGGTAGTGATAATGGTTTTCCAAACAAATTAATCGATTTGATGAACTATTCATCAATTCACGGAACTTGTGTTAACGCAACAGTTGATTCAATTATTGGTAATGGATTAACAACAACTAATCCAGAAACCCTAGATTTTGCTAACTTTGAAAACGAATCGTGGAACGATATTTTCAAGAAAGTAGCTAAAGACTTAAAACTATTTGGCGGATTTGCTTTAGAGATTATTTGGAGCAAAGACAGAACTAAAATAGCAGAAGTATATCATATTGACTTTTCATACTTGCGTGCTAAGGAGAAAAACTTTAGAGGCAAGGTACCAGGATATTTTATATGGGACGAATGGAATGGTATTAACTCATATGTTAATCAATCATTAGAAGATATTCCATTTTTACCTTCATACAATCCTAATAAAAAACAAGACGAACCTTCACAGGTTTATGTTTATCAAGCATACCG